CCCGACGCCACCTCCCGGGGGGCTAGGCGATCTCGCGATGGCGGTCAAGAAGCCGAATCTGACCGGAGGATACTGACATGGCGAAAAACTGGATCGCGGGCGCGATCAAGCATCCGGGAGCGCTCCATAAGCAGCTCGGCGTGCCGCAGGGGCAGAAGATCCCCCAGAAGAAGCTCGCGAAGGCCGCAGGGAAGGGCGGCAAGCTGGGCCAGCGGGCCCGCCTCGCCCAGACCCTCGCCGGCTTCCACGCCAAGGAGAAACGTCCCACCTCGAGCGGCACCTACTAGGCATAGAGGGAAGGCATGACGCCTGAGCAGAAGACGCAGGTGCGGAACCTCCTCCTCGGGTATCTCGAGGCGGTGGCGCAGGAGCAGCCGAACCTCTTGGTGGACGTGCTGCTCTCGGGGGACGGGTACAATTTTCTCAACCGCTTGCTCCAAGGCGAGGAGATGGCCGCACGGCAGCGGGCGCAGGTGCTGAACAATCTGCTGCAAGCCGTGCGTCAGATTGCACCGCCGAATACCTACCAGCCCCCGCCGCAGTGGCAGTCACCGCCGCCACCGCCCGGCTTCCCACCCCTGCAGCAGCAACCGGAGGAGTAGCCCGATGGCAGGAATGGGAGCGACCGGCGGTGCCCTGAACATCTTGGGCGGCATCATGGGGAGCGTGGGGGACATCCTCGCCTCCGAGAAGTACAAGCGCCCGAAGCTCCCGCCCGCGACCGGCTACGAGCTACGCCTGCGCCAGCTCGCCCAAGATCAGCTGATTGGCGGCGGGCAGGAACTGCTCCAAGGCCAGGCGCTCTACAACCAGATGACGCCCTACCTCCTCGGCATGCTGCCGGGGATGACGCTCCGACAGACGGGCGCGGGCATGGGCGGGGCAACCGGAGCAGGCGGCGCGGCCGGGACCACCGCCGGGACGCCGGACACTGGGACGCCGATGACCAGCTACGCGCAGGCGCTCTCGAACTATCAGCAGGCAGTCGGGCGGAACCAGCAGCTGAATGCCATGAACAAGCAGCTGGCGGTGATGAAGAAGGGTCCGGACAAGGCGGCGCTCCGCCAGCAACGGAACGCGCTCCGCCGCCAGAAGAAAGCGCAGCCCGCCGTCCCTGATCTCGAGCGGCAGATGTACTTGGCGGGCTCGCAGGCACCGACCTATGACATCTCGATGGGCAACACCTCGCAGACGGATGCGGGGCCGATGGCGAATGTCGGGCCTTCGGCGCAGTCCACCCTCGCGCAGATCATGGGCTACCTCCACGGCACGCAGGCTGCCGCCACGGGTGGCTCGCTGTTCCCGACGACTCCGACGACCTCGAACGTGTCGCTGCCGCAGAGCACCCTGACCCCGACGACGACGCCATCGTTGCCGATGAGCACCACCAACACACCAACAACCACGGGGTACTGATGGCGAAGCGGAAGGCAGGAGGCGGAGGCAAGAAGGGCAAGGCACCGAAGACGCCGCAGCCGCCGCCCCCGCCACCCGTCGCGGCCCCGGCAGCGGACTATAGCCTCCAGTATAACCCCTCGATCGAATCGCAGCTGAACCAGCCCTACCAAGACATCATTGCCGCCGGGGCGACGGGGGCACTGCCCAACGTGTTCACCAATATCGGGGGGCAGCAGCAGTTGACCCCACAGTTTGGCGGGCAGGCGGCGGGGACGCTCGGACAATACGGGCAGATGATCGCCCCGAATCCGCAGATCATCGCGGGCTGGCAGCGGGAGCTCCAAGACATCCAAGCCGGGAAAGCCGACTTCGATCCGTTCCTGACGCAGCAATTCAACGATCAGGAGATGCAGCTTCGCCAACAACTCCAGCGGCAGCTCGGACCCGACTACGGAAATTCCTCCGCCGGGATCGAGGCACTCTCCAAATTCAACCAGTACAAGACGACCGCGCTGGGCTCCGCGCAATTCCAGCGCGGCACGCAGCTGAACGATCTCCTCCAGAACGCCTACGCGAATTCTGCGAACCAGGCGCTCGGCCTCGGGGGGCAGTACGGCCAAGGCACGAACCAGATCTACAACCAGACGCTGGGGCTCCGGGGCAACCAGCTGGGCGGCGCCGCTTCGATGCTCGCAAACACCGGGGCCACCATGGGTCTCTACGGGACCGTGCCGCAGACGATGGGGCAATTCGGGGAGGCGATGGGGAAGATGTCTGGCTATGACGTGGCCGCGCAGCAACCATACCAGCAGGATCGGCTAGCGCAGCTAGGGGCCCAAGCCTACCCGACGAAGGGCCAATACATCGGGGAGATGATGGGGCAGACAGGCCAGCGCTGGCAGCAGGTCGGTGGCTCGATTGGTGCCCTAGGGAATATGGCGTCGCAGCAGGGATCGACGGCGGGCGGCGGCTGATGAACGGGCCCGGTCCGTGGGCAGGAGGGTATCAGTTTCGCGATGGCACGACGGGGCCACCTGCGGTGCAGCCGTCGCAGGGAACGCCCCAGCCGCCCACGGTCGACCAATCCGCTCCTGATCCGTCGCAGCAGCCGCTGGGTGCCGTCACGCAGGATGCCGGGCTGTCGCCGTCTGAGATCAAGCAGCGGTTCAACCAGTACTTGCAGCTCACGCAAGCCGCGAACGCCGCGGGGCACCGGGATTATCTGCCGGAAGACACGAAGCCGGGGATTCTCGCCAACATCTTGACCTTCGGGATGGCTGGCGCCGCCGATGCCGACTATCGCCGGGCGTACAACGCTGCGATCGATCGCCACAATTCGGGTCTGAACGTCCTCGCCGCGAAGCAAGCCCTCGACATGACGAATCAGGACATGCGGTCGGCGCATGGTGACCTAGGCCAGCAGATCAATCTCCTGCGCCTCAAGATGGCGGTGGATCAGAACGAGTTTAACAATCTGATCAAGGGGCTGGGGATCAATCTCCGCCTGAAGACCTACGAGCGCGGGGAATTGGTACCGCCGCCGAAGACCCCGGAGGAACGCGCGGCGCATTGGGACGTCGGGGAGAAATGGATCGCGGATCCTGATCATCCCAATTTCGGGCGGTGGACCAAGGTCGGTGGCGATGGCGGCGCGGCAGCGCCCCCAGCACGTGGCGCGCAACCCAATGTCGCCATGAAGCCCCCGGCGCCGGGGAGTCCGCTGGGCAACGAGATGGGTGTCAAGCCATCAGGCGCCGGTGGAGCTGGCGGCACGGCGGGCGGTGGGGGCGGCGGCACCACGGACTCAGGCGCTGATCTCACGACGGAGCAGTTGAACGCACGGAAGGCCGCGGACGCCGCGAGAGCCGAAGCTGCGAAGGCCAATGCCCTCCAGTTGAACGAGGTGCAGAACAGCGGCGCCGGCATCATCAAGTGGCTCCAAGCACCCGACTACAACCGGGCGATCAACAACGTGCTCCCATCCAAGGAGACGAGTCGGCAGACCGCTGGAGTGGCGCAGGCAGCCAACCCATGGGTGATGTCGCTACGCGGCGCGGTGGGCGATCAACAGACTCAAGATGACGTGGCCTACATCAAGAACGGGCTCACGAAGATCGTCCCGGCGATCAAGTCGCTGGCGGCTGGGTCGAAGGGGCTCCGGATCAACATTCCGGAGATCGAACTCATCGGGAAGGATTGGAAGCGCCTCGCCGCCGGCAAGATGAACCGCGAGGAAGCGGCGGCCTTCAAGCGGACGTTCATCAAGGTCTACAACCAAGTGGTCACCGGTCTGGGTGGGCAAGCGGTCCCGGACGAATCCAGCGAGAGCCAGACGAAGACGCCGGCCAACACGCCCGCGGGCACGGTGACGTCCTCGAGCGTCCCCGGCGGAGGCGGAGGCTTGCCCAAGAGCGGCACCACGAGCGGCGGGATCCAGTACCGCGTCCTGCCGTGATCCATGCCCACCGTCGAGCTCACGATCAACGGCCAGACCAAGCGCGTTGAGGTGGGCGACGGTGCCACGCCGGCCGACATCGACGAGATCGCGAAGAGCCTGAGCGGCGGCGGCGAGCCTGCAGCGGCACCGGCACCCTCGACTGAGCCGGAGAACGCGCCGACGGCCCTCGGTCGTGCCCAGCAGCAGGTCGAACACATCGGGCGGAGTTACATCGAAGCCGGGCGCCGGATCGGCTCCGAGATGTTCCCGAACTGGATCAGCGCCCCGGAAGGCACGCCCGACCCGAAAGATCGGACGATGCTGTCGCGGCTGGGTGACCTCGCGCTCGTCACCTCGCCCGTGGTCGCTCCGGAGTTGATGCTTGCCGGATCGGGGATGAGTGTCGCCTCGCGGGCGCTCGGCGCCCCGCAGTGGCTCTCCGATGCCCTAGGTGTCGGCACGGAACTCCTGACCGGTGGCGTGCAGACCGTCGGTGCCGTGAAGAAGGCGATCCAAGCCCCGGGGAAAGCCGCGGAGGCGGCGCAGGCTGCCACGAAGGCTGCGGAGGCGGCACGCACCGGGCAAGCCGTCGAGAACGTGGCGGCCGGCGTCGGGGAAGCGGCTGCGGCGCGGGAAGCTGTCCACGGAACCGCCGCCGCCGAAGGTGCCGCGGGGATCTCCGACGCTGCCGCGACGAGGAAAGCCGCAGAGGACATCGAGAAGCTCCAGACGGCGACGCCCCGAGAGGCGGGCACCACGATCCGCGAGGCATATCCCCCCGCAGAGGCGGCACGCCGGAGCGCGTTCCAAGAGGGCACCTACGACAAGATCGCCGCCTACGCCAAGGCGAAAGGCCTCGCGGCGACGAACCAGAACGCGGTGGGGCAGACGCTCGCGAAGAGTCTGGAGACGGCTGAAGACGAATGGGGCGATCTCGCGCGGACGGCTGAAAGCAAGCAGGTGAAAGCCATCCAGGAGCAACTCAAGAGCGGCGCCCCCGTGGAGTGGGAGGATCTGGACAAGGCGGAGAAGGCGCTCCAGCGCATCAACGGACCTTCGTCTGTTCGGAAAGCGATCGCAGACGCGAAGAAGGGACTCCTTGAGGGCACACCTGCGGCGAAGGCACTTGAGAGCGCCAACCAGCAATGGCGCCTCGCCATCCGACCCGCAAAGGACCTCGCGGCGACGATCGACAACGCGGAGTCGCCTGTCCAAGCGTTCCAGAAAGTGGTCGGGAGCGGAAAGGATCCGCACCGACTCGAGTTTGTCCGGAAGGTGCTCGTCACCGGCGGGCAGCCCGAAAAGTGGTCGAATGTCGTCGGCGGCTTCTTCACCGATCTGGCGCAGCGGGCAAAGGGCGATCCGCTCAAGATGGCGAAGCTCTGGGAGACGGTGCGCCCGGAGGTTCGTGCCATCATCGATCCGAATGGCGTCGCCACGGAGGCGTTCACCAATCTGACCAAGGCAGGGGGCCGCGAGGTGGCGCCGGTCTCCTTGGCGGAACCGGCGTTGCGGTCACTCCCGGAGGTGCCGCAGACGCCCGCACCGCCAGCAGGGAGCAGGTTCAAGCAGGTTGCACAGGGGGGCGCCTACGCCTTCGGGGTCGGGCGAGCGGCCCAGAAGTTCTATCACGGGGACTGGTGGGGTGGACTGAAGGATCTGGGTATAGGTGCCGCGCTCGCGAATCCGCAGATCGCTGCCAGCGCAGCCGTTCCGCTCGCCCGCACGGGTGCCGCCGTCGTGGGGAGTCCTGGCGGGCAGGAGGCGATCAAAGCCTACGACAAATTCCTGACGCAGCCCTCCGAGATGGAGCAATCGGGCACCAGTTCTGAAGCCCCACCCGCTCCATCGAATGCCGCACCGGCTCCGCCGTCGGCCGCCCCACCAGCTGAGCGAATCGTCCCTGGTGGCCAGGAGGCCACGCGCAAAGACCTACAGGGACGCGTCGCGGCGGGCCACATCACGCAGCGGCAAATGGACGACGAGATGGAGCGCACCTACGGACCGGACTGGAGAACCGCGCAACCGAACACCTCATCCGGTCCCGCTCCCACGGCGTTCAATGCGACCGACTATGACGCGGCACGCAAGAGCGTCGCCAGAGTCGTCGGCGTCCCGGAAAACCTGATGCGTGCGGTCCAAGACCAGGAGTCAGCCGGTGATCCGCGAGCCGTGAGCTACAAGGGCGCACGCGGACTCATGCAGCTCATGCCCGACACCTTCCGCGAGTACGCGAGTCGTGTGGAAGCCATCACAGGGCGCCCTGCCAACATTGACGATCCGCTGGACAACTTGGTCGCCGGTGCCCTGCATCTGCGGGACGATCTCAACGCCACGAGCGGCAGCGTGCGCGGCACGGCGGAACGCTATTTCGGTGGTCCCGATCCCCGCCTGTACGGACCGAAGACGGCTCAGTACGGGAGCGACATCCTGCGGCGGTACACACGCCTTGAGATGCGCGGATGACGGGGTCGCCCCCGCCGCAGCAACCGCCCACCATCGTCGTGCCTGGCACGGGGTGGGTCGATATCGCCTCCCGCGTCGTCGTCCAAGTCGGCTTTCCCGTCGTCGTCGCGGGCGTCCTCCTCTGGTTCATCCTCGGGCGCTTCACCAGCGACATGGGCTCCATTGTCAGCCGCATGGAGGCGAACGCCCGCGCCATCGAGATCTTCAACGGCGTGCAGCAAAGCCAACTGGAAGAGATGAAGAAGCACACCGCCGCCCTCGAAGAGCAGACGCGGATGATGAAGGAATTCCTGCTCCAGAAGAGATACGGCAAGGACACGAACTACGAGGAGGAGACTCGATGAGTTGGCGCATGGCGAAGGCCCTCGGCGCAACTGGGCAGCTGGGCCTCCTCGGAGAGATCAACCGCTCAGCGCCCAACCGCTCGAAGATCTCTGATGGCGGCATCGGGGACGCACGGCACGCCGCCGCGACGAGCGATCACAATCCCTGCAAGTGCTGCCGCGTGGTCACCGCTCGAGACTTCACCCACGATCCCAAGAACGGGTTCGACAGCTACCAATTCGCTGAGTGGCTCCGCGAGCGCGTCCTCGCCGGGGAGCCGCGGGTGAAGTACGTGATCTCCAACCGGCGCATCTACAGTGGGCAAGGCCAGCCGCACCCGGCAGGCCAATGGCGCCCTTACACCGGCAAGAACGCCCACGCGCATCACGTGCACGTCAGCGTTCGCCACGGCGGTCAGAACTATGACGATGATGCGCCGTGGGGCTGGTCCGCAACGACCACGACCCCAACGACGACGAGGACAGCATGAAGCGCCCCGAAGACGAGGCCGAAGAAGTCAACTCAGAGGAAGACGAGGACGAGTGTCCCGACGTGGAGCCGCCCGACGAGCCCACGGAGTGAAAATCATTTCCCTCCCGTGAGCTGGTAGATCGCCAAGCAGACGTACGCGATCAGCGCGATCAGGACGATGTCGGGCATCAGTCGTCGTCCCCCATGATCCGCGGCCCCCCGCTCGTGAAGGGGTTGGTTGCGCTGTCCGGCGAGAACGGGCTCCCGTAGCGTCCAAACCCGTTGTTGATCGAGTCTGGCGAGAACTGCGAGCCGTAGCGCCCGAAGGGATTGGCCACCGAATTCGGGTCGAACGGGTTGCTGTTCAGGTTGCCCAGATACTTGCCGTTGGGCGCCTGGAGCCAGAGCCCGCCCGCCAAGACGGGGCCAGCGAGGAGGGTGGAGAGGGTGAGGACGAGGAGTGTTTTCATGGTGCCTAGGACGATACGCCCACTTGAACCGTGTCGTCAAGTGCACACATGCGCCATCGTGGTGCATCTTAGCGCCGGGTGGACTTGCGCTGTGCCAAGACGGTGAAGCAGCGTCCGCAGACGAG